GTGGTTCTGGTCAGAGCCAAACCACAATCGCTTTCCCTGCTGGTAATGGTGGTTCTGGATTAGCAATTGTTCAAGTGCCAAATAGTCTTGCTATGAATGTTGGTGCTGGTCTTACATATTCACAAACTACCGATAGTGGCTTTAAGTATTACACCTTCACATCGGGTTCTGACACAGTTTCTTTCTTTGTCCCAACAACTTTTACAACAAACTTTTTAGTTGTAGCTGGTGGTGGTGCTGGTGGTGGTGGTCTCGGTGGCGGTGGTGGAGCTGGTGGATACCGCTGTTCAGTAACTGGAGAATCTTCAGGTGGGGGTGCTTCAGCTGAATCTGCACTGACCCTAGAGACTGGCACAAACTACACAGTTACAGTTGGAGCTGGTGGTGCATCCAACACTTATTTAGTAAATAACACAATAACAAATGGTTCTAATTCTGTTTTTGGCACTATAACTTCAACTGGTGGTGGTTATGGTGGTTGGGTAAATACAAGCAACTTGGCTCAGTCTCCATCGACTGGTGGTTCAGGTGGTGGTGGTGTTGGTGGTGGCGGTGGCGGTAACCCCTTTACTGGCTCAGCAGGAACATCTAATCAGGGTTATGCTGGTGGCGATGGCGTTGCTACAACCGCCGCATCAAATGGTGCTGGTGGTGGCGGTGGTGGAGCTGGGGGTAATGGAATTGCTGCTGCTTTAAACGCTGTAGCTGGTAATGGTGGAGCTGGAATAAGCAGCTCAATTACTGGCTCTAGTGTTGCTAGAGCTGGTGGTGGTGGTGGTGGTGCAAGAACATCTGCCTCTGGAACTGCTGGAACTGCTTCTGCTGGTGGTGGAGCTGGAACAAACACCGATGTCAATGCGACAAATGGTTCTGCTAACACTGGTGGTGGTGGCGGTGGCTATGGTGGCTTAGCTTCTGGTTACAAAGGTGGTAATGGTGGTTCTGGTGTTGTAATTATCAAATACCCCGACACCCGCACAATTACAGTCGGAGCTGGTTTGACTTCTTCTACCTCAACAAGCGGCGGATTCAAGGTGACAACATTCACTGCTGGCACAGGTTCGGTTTCTTTTAGTTAGGATATACACATGGCACATTACGCATTCTTAGATGAAAACAACATCGTGACCGAGGTTATTACTGGTCGGGATGAGTGGGAGGTCGTTGAGCAAATCAAGGACTGGGAGCGTTACTACGGAGCGATCCGAGGCCAAGAGTGCAAGCGAACCTCCTACAACGGAAACATCCGCAAGAACTTTGCAGGTATCGGCTACACCTACGACTGGGACAGGGATGCCTTTATCCCGCCAAAGCCTTACCCAAGCTGGATTCTCAATGAGGACACCTGCCGTTGGGAAGCACCAATTCCTTACCCTAATGACGGCGTAATGTATTCATGGGATGAAGAAGCTGGTGATTGGGTCGCAATAGTTTTCCAGCAGGAAAACAAGGCACTTAACTAAGTCGCAGGGTAAAAATGGCTGAGGAAACAAACGGCGTTCGCATAACGCAACGAGACATCTACGAAAAGCTCATCGAGGTTCAATCGGTGCAGATTGAGCTTGTGGCCGATATCAAAAACCTCAAAGACCTACCTGCCCGCATGAATCGAGTAGAGCAGAAACTTGCTCGCATGGAGTGGATCGAGAAGCTAGTATTTACCGCTTTAGGCTCGGGCATAACTGGCTTTATAGCGGCTCTATGGGCGCTTCTAAGATGATTATTCCTCCGGTAAAGGGTAAATACACCATTACCTCTCCCTTTGGCTTTAGAAAGCATCCTATAACCGGAAAGAGGCGCTTGCACTCCGGAATAGATCTAGTAACCGGTAGGAAGAATACGGCGATTATCGCTCCGGAGGCTGGCCTAATAATCGAGGCTAGAAAATCTACAGCCCCAGGCGGCGGCTATGGATATTTTGTAAAGTATCGCGGAGTAAGCGGCGCTACGCATCTTATGGCTCACCTAGAAGAGGGATCTCTAGGCGTAAAGGCAGGGGAAAGAGTAAAGCAAGGTCAAAAGCTAGGGATTATGGGAACTACTGGCGCATCGACTGGAATCCACTTACATTGGGAAGTCCGCGGTAAAACTCCGGTAGATCCTATAAAGTGGATGGCTCGCCAAAATGCCTAGTTGGAAGCACCGCCGAAGGCTAATCTATTTATCTTTCGGGCTATCGACCTTTATGGTAATTTTCGGTGCTATTACCTACCGCTCAGATTCCTCGGTAAGTAGAGAGCTAATTATCGGCGGCGTTGCTCTTATCTCGATTATTCTTACCGCTTATACTGGCTTTGCTACTTATGAAGATGTAAAGAATAGAAAGAGAGAAGATAATGAAATTCTTTAGTATTGAATTTTGGTCGTATTCCGGAGAGCGCGCAATAAAGACAGTTGCTCAGGCCGCTCTTGCTTTTCTAGGTTCGGGATCTATTGGTCTATTTACTATCGACTGGGCAGGTCTAGCCTCGGTATCGCTAGGCGCGGGATTGCTGAGCATCCTTACCTCGGTAGCCTTCAAAAAGGACTAACGCTCATTAGGGGATGTCCCTCCCCAAATGCCATATTTCTGTCCTGACTCGATCGCATATCTAAAGCACTCTTCGACTATCGGGCAGGTAGAGCACATCCTTTTAGCTATAAGGCTTGCTAGTTTTCGGCGAGTTTCATCCCTTATCTCCTCCGGAAAGAATAGCTCCGGAAAAGACTCGCAGGGAACTCCGCCGGAGGCGTGAATAGCCTTGAGAAGCCTATAGTGCTTTTGGTCGAAATGGCCCACCTGAACAGCCTAGAATCAAAAATGTCGGAGGCAGGGGAGAAGATAAGGTATGTTCGAAATATACGCACCAGAAAAGATAAACACCGCTAATTTACTAGGGATTTTCGAGGCCGATTCCGAAGAGTGGCACGCCGCTCGCAAGGATTCCATAGGTGGCAGTGAGATCTCTACGATTCTAGGACTCAATCCTTTCGAGTCACCATACGCTCTTTGGGCTAAGAAAACCGGCAAGATACCTAGCTCGATAGAGCCTAACTGGGCTATCCGATTCGGTAAAGCCTTCGAGTATCCAATTCTAAAACTATGGCAGGAAGAGCATCCGGAGTATGAGATCTTTACTACCGGCACTTACCAAGATTCCCTCTTACCTTTTAGACACGCAAACCCCGATGCCTTAGCTAGGCATAAAGAAACTGGCGAGTGGATAGTAATCGAGGTAAAGACCGGAAGGCAAACTTGGGAAGAATTACCCGCCGGTTACTACGCGCAAGTTCAGCATTACCTTGATGTCTTAGGGCTACAGAAGGCCGCTCTAGTCGCTGTAGCAGGGATGACTTGGTATGACTTCTGGATAGAGCGAGATGATTTTGAGATCGAGATAGCTCGACAGAAGGCTATCGACTTCCAGGCCTGTATCTTCGCAGATCAAAGGCCGGAGTGGGATGGCTCAGAATCGACTTATGAAGCGGTTAGATACCAGCACCCGCAAATAGAGGATTCCGAGGTAGAGATAGAAGGCCTAGAAAACCTGCTGACTTTACAGCGAGAATACGACTTAGCAAATGAAAGGCTAAGACAATGCAAGAGCGAAGTATTAGACAGGATGGGTAAGTCTAAATTCGCCTACGCAGTAATTGAAGGAAAGAGAAGAAAAGTAGCATCGAGACAGGCTAAGAGAGATGGACTCCCTTACCTAATTGTTCATAAGTGAAAGGAAAACAAATGAAATTCGATCTATCTAAATATGCGACAGTAGAAGAGCGCCTCCGCGCTTTCTGGTCGGATGAGTTATCAAATGATGCGCGAATCGTAACTATAAATCACTCTAAGGATGAGAAGTCTTTTATCATTGAGACTCGACTTTACCTATCCGCCGGAGATCAGGCCGCGGATCTACCTAAAGTAACCGGATGGGCTAGCGAGGCTAATACCGATTCTTTCGCTCTCGAGCGTTGCGAGACATCCTCGATCGGAAGATGTCTAGCTAACTGGCTATGGACTGGACAAAAGAAACTAGATGGAACTCCTCGACCTTCCCGATCAGAGATGGAAAAGGTGGCGCGACTCGACTCTTGGCTAGAGCAAGCGGCTAGTATTAGCTCTATCGAGGGATTGAGAGATCTTTATGCGCAAGCTAAAGCTAATAATGCCTCTAAACAAGTATTAGATGGGCTAAAACTTTATGCTAAGCGCTTCGCAGACAGCCAAACTTCGGGAGTTGGAGGAGGCTTACCTAATAGCGAGATATCGGGGTAGAGAGGAAGAGGCGCAATTTTGGAATCGGGAACTAATCGAGCTTTTACTAGGGGTTCTAAATGATTCGAGAGATCCAGGAAGAGCTAGCGGATCTAATAGCGGAAAATAGTAGGGGTTCTACGGCCCTATTCGAGGCTGAGAAGGCTTTAGCCGAAGCCGAATACGATTTAGACCTAATCGAGTCGAAATCCTTTCTAAAGGCCGCTGGAACTGTTGCCGATAGGCAATCTATCGCAAGGCTGGAATCCGCCGAAGCTAGGCTACAGAGAGATCTACGGAAAGCCGAACTCTCGAGGATTAGGCAAAAGATAAAAGCTATCGAAACCGCTTCGATGGTCTTAGCTACGCAAGCAAAGCTAATGGGGCAGGAATCTAGGCTTTGAATCGAACTCAGGCGCTAAAGCGGGCAGTAGAGGCTCATCCTTATTGCCCGCATTGTGGCGCTACCGAGGGATTACAAACCCATCACCGCCGGAATCGAGGGATGGGAAGTTCTAAGCTCTTAGACCGCTTCGACAACCTGCTCCGAGTCTGCGCTTACCTGAACTATGCCATGGAATCGGATTTTGCAGTAGCCACAGAAGCTCGGGATATGGGCTGGAAGTTAGGTCAATGGGATAGCTTTGATCATCCTTATTTCGACCGAGTAGCGATGACTTGGTATACATTGACCGAGGCAGGGGAGAAGATAAAAGCCGATCCGCCGAACTATCTAATTTAGAAGGGATTATGGAGATCGAGGAACTAGCCCGCAAGATGCGGGAACACGCTCTTAGGGTGGAGCGAGAAGAGGAAAAGGAAGATCTAGCCGAAGTAAAGCGGAGAAGGGATCAGCTAGAAGCTCTAAAGAAACTTTATTTTCACGCCGGAAGATGGGCCGGAGGCGCGAGAGATCGTAACGCTAAAGAGGCCTTTGAGAGAGTAGCACTGGGGGAGAAAGATGCCATTAGTTAGGGGAGCGCATAGCTTTGACGATAACTTTACTCAGATCCCAAATGACTGGGTAAGAGATAGCCGGCTAAGCCTAAAGGCTAGAGGCCTTCTAGTAATGCTTATGAGCCACCGGCAGGGATGGTCTTTGACTATCGGATCTATAGCTAAGGATAGCCAGGAGGGTAAGGATGCCATCCGGAGCGCTATCGCGGAGCTAGAGAAGTTCGGCTATTTAGAGCGAGAGCAAAAGAATGAAAATGGGCGCTTCGGAGAGACTATCTGGACTACTAAAGAGCCATCGGATTTTCCGTTGTCGGATTATCCGTTGTCGGAAAACCCGCTCTATAAGAATAACAATATAAAAGAAAACAATATTAAGAACACTATTAGCGATTTAGAGCCTAAGTTTGAAGAATTTTGGAATCTCTATCCGAGGAAAGTCGATAAGGCTAAGGCCTTTAGAGCCTTCCGGAGCGCACTAAAGAAAGCGAAGTTTGAGGATATTATCGCCGGAGCTATCGCCTATCGAAATGATCCGACCCGAAACCCCGACTTTACTAAGTATCCCGCTAGCTGGCTAAATGCCTGCTCTTGGGAAAATGCCGCCACTCTACCGGAAGCTCGAGCCGCTTATGCGGACTGGCTAGCCAAGGAAAGAGATCGAACTAACCGGTATATCGAGGAGATGCGGGAATTAGAAAAGAGAGCCGCACCAATGCCGGAGTCTCTAAGAAAAGAGCTAGGCTTATGAAATGCAAAAACAATGTCCGAGGTGCGGAATAGTATGGGAGATACTTACTACCCGAAAACCTCCGGATGTATGCCAGGGTTGCAGGGCAAGAAAGCAAACAAAGATTGGGGAGTGCTTGATTTGGCAGGGAATGTATGCCGAAGATCTAGTAACCCCAATCAAGGAAGATGGAACTCCGGTTCTCGAAGGTATCTCTACCTGCGGGCACTCGGATTGCGTAAATCCTTCACACAGAAAGGAAAATAAATGAAGGTAAAAGCAGAGCTAGTTGTATCGCGAATTATCGAGGGATACGGCTTCGAAGGCTATGAGACTCGCAAGACTCGCGATGGCGAGGAGTACAAGGCCTATGTAACAGTTTGGACTAAAGATGGCGTAACGCTAGGAGATTCGGTAGAAGTTACCGGAGATCTAACGGCGAAGCTAGATGAGTACACAACTAAGGAAGGGAAGTCTGCTAGCAAGGTTTCCCTAAATGTAAATAACCCCACTATAAAGAAAAATGACTTACCCTTCTAAAATAGATGGGTGATAGAGCTAGAGGTATTCGGCCGACCTGTTCCGCAGGGTTCGAAGAAAGTTATAAATGGCCGCATTATCGAAGCGCAGTCAGGGAGTCTAAAGAAATGGCGGAAGGCTATCGAACTAGCCTGTAAGTCTTACGATAAAGAGATCTACCTCGGACCAGTCCGGCTCGAGGTAGATTTCTATTTAGAGCGGCCTAAGACAGTCTCTTTCGCCTCTAGACCTTTCCCCATAAAGCCTCCGGATCTCGATAAGTTGGTGCGTGGAGTCGGTGACGGAATTGGGCAGTCAGGCGTAATTTGGGGAGATGACTCGCAGATTATCGAGATAGCGGCTAGGAAGTTCTACGCGGATGACCGCGAAACAGGCGCAATCATAAGGATTTTCCCTTTATAACAGCTTTATAACAACGCGAAAATGTGCCGGATAAAAGTCGGTTTTACAGCCTAATCTGAGGTCTAAGGCAAAGAAAGGAAGCCGAGATGAATCAAGATCTACAGACTAGAAGAATCGCCGCAGGACTTTACGAATACCGAGGATTTACTATCCGCAAGTGGGGAAGATCCTGGGTTTATGCGCACGGAACTAGCACGCTCTATAGAAAAGCAGACACGATACTAGGCGCAACTCTAAGAATCGACCGCGCTCTAAAGATAGAACTAGGTGCATAATGAAAACTTTTATAGTTACTTACTACAACGCTATAAAGAAAGTCGAAACAGAACTTTATGTAAGCTCTTCCTCCCTCGAGTCTGCGATTGCGGAAGAGGATAAAGCTATCGCTC